GCGTAGCGCTTGAGGTTGTGGATGAAGATGTCCACGATGTTGTCCAGCGTCTTGGGCAGGCTGAACTTGCCGGAGTTGTGGGGCGTGATGATAGCGCCCGGCTCACCCCACAGCGGGTGGTCGGCAGGCAGAGGCTCCGGGTCGGTGACGTCGAGGCCCGCGCCAAAAATTTTGCCGCTGCGCAGGGCCTCCACGAGGGCGTCGCTGTCCACGGTGGTGCCGCGGCCCACGTTGATGAGGATGGCACCGTCCTTGCAGCGGGCGAAGCGCTCGGCGTTGAACAGCTTGTTGGTCTCAGGGGTGCCGGGCAGGCTCAGGGCGATGAGGTCGGCCTCGGGCAGCTCCTCGTCCAGCTGGCTCTGGGCCACCACACGCAGGCAGTAGTCCGGGCAGGGCGTGTCGGGGTGGACCGTGCGGCGGACGCCCACCACCTCAGCGCCCAGCATATGGGCGCGGCGGGCGAAGTTGGAGCCGATGTCGCCCATGCCCACGCAGAGCACCCGCGCCCCGGTGATGCCCCTCACGGGGCGGTCGATGGGAGCCCACTGGCGCTGGTTCTGGCGGTCGCGGTAGAGGAACATATCCTTCTGGATGCCCAACCACATGGCCAGCATCCACTCGCTGATGGCCAGACCGTAGGCACCGGTGGCGTTGGTCACCATGCAGTTTTCGGGCAGGACGCCGGGCTTCAGATAGGCGTCGGGGCCGGCGGAGTTGGACTGGAACCACTCGATGTGCTTGTTCTTGCTGATCATCGACACCGGTGCGTTGCCCAGCACGATGTCGGCCCAAAGCACATCTTCGGCGTGGACATCGTCCAGTGCGTTGAAACGGAATTCAAATTCCGGCACGGATGCCTCCAGCGCGGCGCGGTGGGTGTCGTTCAGGGGCAGACATACCAAAACTTTTTTGTGCATAGGGATACCCTCACTTCCTGTGTATTCTTCTATAAGAATACTCTCCCCCGCCCCGCTCCGCAAGAGGCAAAATGGCCGCCTTCTTAAGAACTCCTTAGGATTTCATCCCACAAATCCCAAGAAGTATGTGATAAGCTGTCCACAATGCAGAAAATCTGCTATACTGATACTATCTTTCCGCACGGTGGTGACGCCCAATGTGGATACCATCTACACACAGGCATGGCTGGATCTTTCGGAGGAACCGATGATTTATGTCGTTCCGGCGACCGACCGCTTCTTCAATGTTCAGGTTCTGGATGCGTGGACGAATACAGCAGCCGTTCTGGAAGAACCGGGCATCTATGCGATCGTCCGCTCCAGCTGGCAGGGAACGCTTCCAGGAGGTGTCCGGAAGATCGAAGTTCCTACAACGACCGTCTGGACGATCGCCCGTATCGTTCTCTCTGGAGCAGAAGACCTGCCGAATGTCTATGCGATCCAGGAGCAGATGCAGCTGATGCCGCTGTCGATGTATACATCGGGCAGTTATGTACCTCCGAAGGGCAGCTATGTACCGGAAAATGACTTTATTCCGGTGAACAAAGTTCTGGCAATGACTCCGAAAGAATTTTTTGACACGGCGAATGATCTGATGGTGCTGAACCCGCCCGCCCCAGAAGATGCCGCGCTGCTCCGCAGGCTCGCAGCGCTCCATGTAGGGCCGGGAGAGACCTTCGATGAAAGCCTGCTTGGTCTGGGCGGGACGCTGCGCTGGAAAATGATGCTGTTGCAGCTCAAGAGCAAGCTGACCGAACAAGCCACACAATATGCCCGGCAGATGGGACAGTGGATCTACTATGGAGACCCCATTGGCGATTTTGGCACCGAATATACCTACCGGACGATGGTAGCTCTGATCGGACTGGGCGCGAACACAACGGATATCGCCATCTACCCCAAGACTGAGGTGGACAGCAGCGGCAATACCCTGACCGGAAAAAGAACCTACAAGTTGCATTTTACCAGTTTTCCGCCGACGGTGGACAACGGATTCTGGTCGGTAACGGCTTACGGCGATGACGATTTCCTGATCGATAATCCCATCGGCCGCTACTGCGTGAATGACCGCTCGGGTCTCACGCCCAATGCCGACGGCTCTGTGGATGTGATCCTCTCTGCGGATGCCCCGGAGGATACAACAAACTGGCTCCCCATCGCAAAGGGCGGCTTCCATCTCTTCCTGCGCATCTATAAACCGGACTGGAACACGCTAAACAACTGGCAGGCACCTACGGTCGATGTAAGATGATCTGAGATCCTATGTGAAAGTAAAAGGAGGAACCCCGCAATGAAGATGACCCGCAGAAATTTTATTTCCACCTCAGCCGCCACAATGCTGGCGTGCGGAGTATCCTTGTCTGCTCATGCAGCCGGAAGTGAGTCTGAAAACGGTCTGAATTTTATTACCGATATTTTCAGCGACCCGGCGAAACCGGGAACAACACAGGATGCAACGCCCCTGACTGCCGAGAAGAATGCGGAATGGTACAGCAAGCTGGATTTTTCCGACCGGCGGGAATTTGGCAATGCTGAGCGCGGAATGCTGGACAACGCAGAAGAAACGATCATCTACAACGATGACGGAACGACGGCATGGGATCTGCCAAGCTACGGCGACCTGAGCGGCGATGCGCCGGATACGGTCAACCCAAGCCTGTGGCGGAATACGCAGCTCAACGCAAAAGCCGGACTGTATGAGGTTTGCAACGGCATATATCAGGTACGCGGGTTTGATATGTCCAATGCGACCTTCATCCGCACTGACAACGGCTGGATCATCTTTGACGTGCTGATGTGCAGGGAAAATATGCAGGCAGCCAAAACTCTGATGGAAAAACGCTTCGGCACGCTGGATGTCAAGGCTGTGTTGTACAGCCACTCCCATGTGGATCACTTCGGCGGTGCAGAAGGTGCGATCGACCGGAACAATGTGGCAGATTCCAGCCTTTCCATCGAGCAGCAGCTTGCCTCTGGAAAGACGGTCGTTCTTGCTCCGAAAGGTTTCCTGAAACACGCCATCAGCGAAAATGTCTATGCAGGCATCGCCATGGCGCGCCGCGCGCAATATCAGTATGGTACGGTGCTGGAAAAAGGCTCGAAGGGCGCGCTCTCGATCGGCATCGGCATGGGGCAATCCACCGGTCAGGTGGCACTCATTCCGCCGACCTTTGAAATCGGTTCGGATACGCCTGCACTGACCATCGATGGGCTAAAGATCGAATTTCAGCTCACACCGGGTACAGAAGCGCCCGCAGAGATGAACGCTTATTTCCCGAAGTACCGCGCCCTCTGGATGGCAGAAAACTGCACCGGTACGCTGCACAACCTGTATACTCTCCGCGGTGCGCAGGTCCGGGATGCGAACGACTGGGCAAAATACATCATCGAGGCAGATCAGAAGTTCTGCGACAAGACCGATGTGGTCTTTCAGAGCCACAACTGGCCGCACTGGGGCGAGGAGATCCACGAGTATCTGCTCAACACGGCGGCAATTTATAAGTTCATCCACGACCAGACCCTGCACTACATGAATCTGGGTTACACTTCCACTGAGATCTCTTCCATGATCTCTCTGCCGGACGCACTCGAAAAGGTCTGGTATACCCGCCAGTATTACGGTACATTGTCGCATAATTCCAAGGCGGTCTATCAGAAATATCTGGGCTGGTACGATGCGAACCCCGTCGATCTGGACCCGCTCCCTCCCAGCGAAACAGCGAAAAAGTTGGTGGAGTATCTTGGCAGCACCAATGCCGTTCTGCTCAGGGCGAAAAAGGACTACAACAAGGGCGAATATCAGTGGGTCGCCCAGATCACGAAGGAGCTGGTGTTTGCCGACCCCACCAACCAGAAGGCGCGCAATCTTTGCGCAGACGCGCTCGAACAGATGGGCTATCAGGCGGAGTCCGGCACCTGGCGCAATGTCTACCTGATGGGTGCAGCCGAATTGCGGAGTGGCAATCTGTCCGGCCGCGCCCGCACAGCGAACGGCCTCACCAACAGTATGCGGGCGATGACGGTTTCCATGCTGCTGGATTATATCGCGATCCTGTCGGATGGCAATGCTGCACAGAACGATGACCTTACTTTGAATCTGAACGTGACAGATGAGAACGAACAGTTCTACGTCACCCGTAAAAACGGCGTACTGCTGGCTTATCCGGGCGAAAACCGTACAGATGCGCAGGCGTCTGTCACCTGCAAGCGGCTCCAGCTGTTTGCCCTGATGACCGGTCAGCAGGCAGGACAAGTTCAGATCACAGGCGATGCCACCGTCCTGAAACGCCTGCTGGCGTACGCCTCGAAGTTTGAAAAGACCTTCAATATTATTGAGCCGTAATAATGTCTTGGTCTCCGTCCAGCGGATGCAGTTCACGGGTTTTTGGGTGTTCCCAACAAGCCTTTTGCAGCGCAAAATAGTGTCTGTATCATCACAGTCGTCAGCTTCAAAGATGTCTTTGAAGCTGGCGGCTATTTTTTTTTGCATCCCGAAAGAACCGCTTATCATGAAACGCTATCAGATCAGCATCTCGTTCAACTTCGGCTTCACCCCATACATCGAGGGGGAGTAATCTGTCCGCCTGCAAAATCAGGCATTTGGCTGATTCTCGATGCAGCCTCTAAGAAAGCAAAAAGAAAAGCACCGTACTTCAAACGAAGTACAGTGCCTTTTTGGTGGAGCAATCAGGAGTCAAAACGAACATTTTGGCATCTGGCGAATCCTCGCCATCCGGCGGGTCTTCCCCGGTCTCCAGAGGAATTTCAACGCTGTTGTCCTTGCCCATAAAGGAAAAGACCAGCTTCAGACGGTTATCATCGTAGATGTAGGCTGCGACAAGGAAGTCTTTGAAAAGTTCTGCCTGAACCTCCCTGTCGTGTATATCCTTGCTGCGAAGAATGTGGAGTTCGTCAATCAAATCTTCCCGATTGATTTTGACCACATCCCTCTTGGCTGCGCTCAACTGGGCGGTCAGCTTTGAGTTCTCAGTCTCCAATTCAACCATCCGGCTGCGGGTGGCCTCTGTGATAATTCCCATCTCGATGGCTTTCAGCATGTTCGAGGTGGCCTTTTTGTTTTCGGCCAGCTGCTGCTCCAACGCCTCGATCTGGAGGTCATTGTCGTGCTTTTCCCAATACTGGACCGTCTGATCTGCCATCCACTCGATAACGTCATCGGTCAGGCAGTACATCTTGATGGCCTGTGCGATGGCGGGCTCGATAACATCCCGGCGGACATTCTTCTTGTTGCAGGCGTGTTCGGTGCGCCGCTTCTGGCAGGTGTAGTAGTAATGCAGCTCTCCGTTTCTACTGGTGCCGGATACGCCCGTCATGTAGCTGCCGCAATGCCCGCAGCGAAGCTTCCCGGTCAGCAGGTAATCTTCCGCACCAACACGGTGCCGGGTTCCAACTGGATTCTTTTTCACCCTCATGGCCTCCTGTACCTTGTACCACAATTCATCGCTCACAATGCGTGGAATCCCATCCACAATGCGGACGTTGCCGTAAATGTAGATGCCCTTGTACCGCTCGTTCTGGCAAATGCTCTGGAAACTGCCCTTATTCCACGCAGCCCCCTTGCTGGTCTTGATGCCCTTTGCGTTGAGGTCTCGCGCGATATCCACGAACAGATCCCCGGCGGCAACACGGGTGAAGATTTCCCGGACAACAGCTGCTGCGGGCTCGTCCAGCATGACCTTCCCGTCTGCACCGCGCTTGTACCCCAACGGCTGCCGGCCGTTCGCCATGCACTTGTTGGCGTTGTCGTACAGACCGCGGGTGATGTCCTCTGCCATGTTCTCGCTGTAAAACTGGTTGACGTTCATCATGTTCCGCAGTGCAAAACGCCCGGCGGCAGTATCGTCAAAATCTTCCTCGGCGTAAAACACCTTTACGCCGTAATCGTCCAGCTTCGCCTCGTTGACCATGGCTTGCAGCATATTGCGCCCGATGCGGTTGGACTTCCACGCCACGACGGCCTGAAACTTCCCTTTTTCAGCATCCCGCATCATCTGCTGGAAACGAGGCCGGTTATCAGTCTTGCCGCTGATTGCCCTGTCCTCGTATGTACCGACAATGCGCAGCCCAAGCGCAGCTGCGTGCTTTGTACACTCTGCGATCTGCTGCTCGATGCTGACCTCTCGCTGGTTATGTGACGAGTACCGGGCATAGATGACGGCATCGAGGCCGGCAGCAATATTCTTTTTTCTGGCCATCAGCTTTCACCGTCCACTTCAACACGGTAGATGCCATCATCGTCCGCAAACAAAATTTGCTTTCCGTTCCACATTCCGACGGCCTCAAGTTCCGGCATCAGTTCAAACCATTGCTGCTCTGAAATGATTGGAATATTCAAGGCGTCGGCTCTGTCAATTTTCTTTTGCATCGGGTCACTGCACACAATCAAAAGGCCTGTCTTTTTTGACACGCTCACGTCCGCAGTTAGGCCGTACGCTGAAAAAATATCAAGAAAATCCGTTCTATTTCTCAGCATGGCTGGATTTCCAGTCACACAAACGCTCTTAAATTCCTGCAAGCGCGATGCGATTTCTTTCAGATTCATAGAGAAACACCCATCAGCTTAACTTCACAGCGGTTCCAAGCAGCATGAAATTGTTGCCCTGCGTGGCAAATTTCAATCCGATAACGGCATCTGCGCCCAACTTGGCCGCCTTTTTCTCCAAATCCTCCTGCGCCTGTTTCGTGAAATTGTCGATGGCATTCCCCATCATCTTGTTTCCGCCCGGCAGAACGGTCAAAATAACGGATGCAACAATACCCAGATATTGAGACACATTTTTCCCTTGAATACTATCAGTTGTAGTCAAAATCATAGTTGTTCCCCCTAGTTTCGGCATTTTTTTACAAACAGCTGAAAAAAGCTTCACGTTCTGATATAATTTAATCAATCTGCCGACAGTAATCTTCAAGAAAGGAGTACATAGCGATGGACGATGCTAATTTCAAAGCAGCCGTTCAAGAGTCCTTGGCCTTGTTGACTGTCGCAGAGAAAATCAAGCTGCTTCGGGCACTTAGGAATGAGCAAGAAACTGAATGTAGCTTAACGCCTGCTGCTTCTTCTCAGGAGTAAGACCTGAAACAACTTTCATAATTTCTGCATCGAGCTCGTCCTCAATTTCGGGGACGAGCTTTTTGCTTTCTTCATCATCGAGGACGAGCTCAACGGGCATATCATCAACCTTTACGAGCAGATCGGTCAGGGTCATCCCCATCCCGGCAGCAAGCTGCTTCAATTTTGGGAGGGTTGGAGTGACCGGGAGCTTTGTGCTTGGGTTCTGACCCTTTTCCAGCATTGAGATATATCCGTTGGACAGCCCGCAGGCTGCTGCAAACTGCCGCTGGGAAAGGCTGTGCTCACTCCGGTATTCCATGATTAAATCTTTCAATGTCATGTTCAATCCCTCCGTTTTGTACAATCCATTATACAATTATAGTCGAGAGCGTGTCAATGGTTTTTGTGTAATTTCTTGAACAAAAATTGTGCAATTTACTTGACAAACGGAGAGGGATGTTGTACTATGTGTGTGCAACCGATTAAACAAAATCCGTTGTGAACCGAAGAGATGGGAGGTGAAAATATGGGCTTCAAAATCAAAGAGGTTCGCAAATCCTTAAAGATGAGCCAAGAAGAGCTTGCCGAAAAGAGCGGTGTCAGCCGTGGCACGATTGTCGCTTTGGAGGCTGGCACTGAGCGAGTTACCACTACCAAAACACTGGTTGCACTGGCCGCAGCCATGAACGTGAGCATCGACCAGATTTTTTTTGCCGACGATGTTTAATCGGTTAAACACACGGAGGACGACATGGACACCACAATTCACATCAACGTGGACGAAATACCGCCGGAGGTCGCAGAGCGAATCGGCTGCGTGTTTCTCGGATTCCACAAGCGTTTCCAGCAGAGCCCCGAACTCATGGCTGAGCTGGAAGCCTACCGAGCCACCAAAAAGGCATCTGAAAGGAAGTGTGCAGAATGACGAAGATCCTGATGACCGTGTACGGTATCACAGCAGAGCAGGCGGCAGCCCGGCTCCCGGCGGCGCAGTTCGTTTTGACTGCTGCCGTTGCAGCCGTGTTTGTCTGGCTGGACAGCAACGGTACGTTCGACGGCGTAGGCCGCTGGATGGGTCGGACGCTCCGGGAGGTGCTGGATGCTGTATCCGAGGACTGATGCGGAGGCTGGCTACCCTGACCCTCCTGTGTGCCCCATCTGCCACCAGCGGTGCGATGCCATCTATCGCGCCGAGGATGGAACAATCGTAGGCTGCGACCGCTGCATAGAGGCCGCAGACGCATGGGAAGTCAACGAGTGCTTGCCTTCGATGCGACGGACGGTAGTCGTGAGGGCTATTGGAGCACGGAATGGAATGGACCGACAGGTGCAAGCAAGTTCGTTCACCGCAAAAATGACGACCTCGACAGCACCTATGAACTACTGACCGCCCTCGGCTATGAAATGGCCGATGACGAAAAGGCCTTGCAGGACGGCACCCACCAGCTTTTTGCGGTGTATGGATCCGGCAGCAAAGCGGACACACCCTGTGATAAGTGCAAAGCTGCTCACCCTGAATGCGACAAGTGCTGCAAAACTTGCGACGACCACTGCAATGCGTTCCAGCTGTGCAGAAAGGAGTATGGCGAATGACCGACCTTGTAAAGTGTGACCGCTGCGGCACACCGTTCAGCATCCAGACAGCCGGCATCCGCAGTACATGGAGCGGCGATTACATGGTGCAGTATTTCACCTGCCCCGGCTGTCACCATCGCTATCAGATTCTGACCACGGACACCGAACTGCGCCAGACCGTTGAACGGCACAAGAAAATTGCCGCAAAAATCCGTATGGGGCAGAGCAAGCATTTCCGGCCGGGAACGCTGAAAAAGTATCAGGCTGAAATGGAAAAGCTGGAGGCCGAGCAGAAAAAGCGGCGAGATGAACTGCTGGACAAGGGCGACGAGATCCTTGCCCGGCTGGGAGAGGAGTAAACCATGGATGACCTGAAAGAATACGCTGACCGCCTCAAGTTTGAAATCATGGCGGCTGACTTTCTGACCACCGAAGACCGGGAAATGGTCTTTGACCTCATCGAGAAAGTGCTGGGTGATGACAATGCCTGATCAGATCTTCATCAACATTGCGGTGCTGGCCGTGGGCGTGGCTATCGGTGCCCTGCTGGGCGAAACCAGCCGGCAGCAGCATGACCGCCAGTTGTTCCGGGAGTACATCAACTTTATGACTGAATCGGAGCACAACAATGAGCTGCTGTTCCGGGAAGTGATTCAGCTTCAGACCGAGAAAGGAGCCAACCATGAGAAAGAGTAATCGCCCGCCGGAGCCCGGCGCACGTGGGCTTCTGCGCCTGACCTGCCCCTGCTGCGGCAAGGAGTTCGGTACATATCTCCACGTTCCGCAGATGTCCATAGGTTGCCGCTGCGGGGCTACGATTTCGCTGGAACGTGGCCTTGCGCCGTATGAGTTCCAATGCAGCTGTTGCGAGTTCCACGCCAAGGGCAAGACCAACATTGCGGAACAGGAATTTACAGTGCCCTGCAAGTGCGGCAACCCTATCACGCTGCACTGGAACAAGGACACACGGAGGTACACAGAATGAACTGGGCAATTGTAATTCCTGCCGGCATCGGTATCGCGGTGCTGCTGTCCATCGCGCTTGTCGCAATCGATGTTTCCGGGCAGATCAGCCGGCAGGAAGAACTGGACGAGGTAGAGTTCTACTGGGACAGCATGTTTATGTACTCCAAGAGAGTCAGCCCTGATGCCCCGCCGGACTATGAGGCCAAAACACTTTACGAGAACCGCAAGGATTTTTGTGCGGGATGTACAGAGTATAACTTCTGCCGCAGCGCAACGATGGTCTACACGCATAGCCCGCGCAGAAACGGTTATCCTTGGATCTGTCTGAAAAGGGGTGTTCAAAATGACACTAGAAGAAGCACTGCGCTTTATCGACCCGGAAACCGACATGGACGCTCTGGCCGAGGCCGAGTATTACGGTGGATTCAAGGGTAAGGAACAGGCTGCTCAAAAGCTGAAAGAAGCATCCCGCATGGTCGTTGATTTTATCCGTCGTGTATCGTGGCACGATGCCAAAACCCCGCCGCCTGTCCACGATGAAAGCTGGGAGAACGCGGGAGAAAAGCACTGCTGCATCATGAGCGAACTTGTGTGGGTCTGCTGCGAGAGCCGGAACACCATGAAGGGCTGGATTGAAAACGGCAAGTGGTACATCGAGGATGGCCGCCCAGCGGCAGATACGCCCTATGGTCCCGTGAAGTTCTGGGCTCCGCTTCTGGAGCCGCCGGAGGTGACAAAATGAAAATCATCACAGTTGAGCATGAGGTTTCGCCGGAACACGGGAAATGCACATTCGGTGGGGACTATTACGGAAAAGATGTGTGCAAGTACCATGCACTTCGCACTCAAACCCATGGACGCAAGGCTCCGCCAGAATACAGAAAGCCCAAATGCTTGCTGTTCGATTGCTGGCTTGAGCAGCCGTACAAGAAATGCGAGGCTTGCCGAAAAGCCTGCGAGGAGGGCGAGTATGACAAACGGTGATTTTATCCGCTCCATGACGGACGAGGACATCATGGAGAACCTGACACCGGGCATATGCGACCTTATTCAGCATCGTGATCCGGAGCGTTGCCAGACCCGCGAGAACTGTTTCCACTGCGTCAAGGACTGGCTGAAAGAAGAAAACAAAATCATGGTGAGGGCTGACTAATGGAAAATCTGATTGACTTTTCCGACCCGATTCTCCGGTTGGTGCTGCCGATTCTCCTGAAAGACCAGACCACCGGGAAGAATATCATCTGGGCAACAGACCCGCCGCCCAATGTGGACTGCGGACCAATGGGAGAAATCACGATAGAGCAGCTTGACAGAATTAAGCTGATGCCCCGCGTCCAGAAGCGGCTATCCGAGCAGAAAAAGCGCACAAGAGGCAAGGCCGAGGTTTTTACCCCGCTGTGGGTGGTCAAAAAGATGGCCGACCACGCCGAGCAGGAACTGAACAAAGGCAACTGGGAGCAGTTTGTACATGAGCGGTGTTTGGAGATCACCTGCGGGGAGGCTCCATTCCTCACCAGCAGATATGACCCAACCACAGGAGAGCCTGTCGCAATCCCTGACCGCGTTGGCATTCTGGACAGAAAGCTAAGGGCGATTCAGGAGAACGCAAACCACAAATTCCAGTGGAAAGCACTTGTGTCAAGCGCATATCAGTCGGTTTATGGATATGAGTATCAGGGCGACAACCTTCTTCTGGCGCGGGTGAATCTGTTCTTGACATTCACAGAAAACTGGATTGAAAAACTGGGATTGCCAATAAGTGCAAGCTGGGCCATAGCGGTTGCAACAAGAATCTCATGGAACATCTGGCAGATGGACGGGCTGAAAGATACTGCGCCCGGCACTGATACCCTCTGCCTGATTTACGACTGGGAGAAAAACGAGGAAGTGACATTCCGACAGATAAAGGAGGAAAGCGATAATGTCTGACAAGGAAATTTCCGAACTGAATATGAAAAATGCCGAACACTACGGTTTGCAGCTTCAGATGAACCACTTCACGGAGGAACTGGCGGAGTTGGTTCAGGCTGTTTGCGAGGAAGACCCTGAGCATATCGCCGAGGAGATTGCTGATGTCGAAATTATGGTCGAGCAGGTGGAACACCTGCTGCCGCTCAACATCGAATTCATCAAATTCTGGGTTGAAGTTTGTGAACCGGACGAGGATACTCTGCCCTGCATCTGGCACTTGTCGGCTCCGATTAAGAGTATCAACAAGCTGCGCCGGGTCAATCTGGAGACCACGGCCGACCCGGATAAGCCGAAAGTGGAAATTCAAATCAAACGCCAAATCGCACGCAAAATCGCATACCGCTGCCTTGAAACCGACATCGGGAAGCTAGTTTCCTATCTGAGCTGGCTGAAAGAGCGGTATGGCATCACCGCTGAAGGAATCCGACAAATCAAATCCTACAAGGTGCAGCGCACTCGCGACCGCATTGCGCGGGAGGACGCCAATGGTAAAGCCTGAACCGTGGGAAAACCCGATGCTGGACACCATGTGGAGCTTTATGCAGATGGGTGGGCTGAAAGCCAACTACCCGGCTCTCAAAGAGGCCTGCATGGAACTGCGTCAGATGCTGATGCAGAAGACCGCCGGGCAGCGCAAGGACAGGCCGAAAGACCTGTCATGGGAAAACCTTGAACGGGTCAAGGTAACCATCATCTGTGAGGCCATGGCTCTGGTGCTGTCCGGCGAATACGAAGGAGGTAAGCAAACAGATGGAAATGTACATGGCAATCTATAAATGCCGCCTCTGCGGAAAAGAATTCTGTAACTCTGGAACAGGCGACAATGACACGGCGGCCACGGCCACTATGTATACAGTTCTCGAATCTTCTGGCATCACCCCGCAGTTTGAATCTCCAAACGCGCCAACACAGTTTGGTTTTCACAGCTGCAAGGATGGAAGCTATGGGATGGGTGATTTCCTGGGCATGAGAAAAACGGAAAAGGACGATGAAAATGAAGTACCGCATTGAGATTTCGGAAGAGCAGCTGCGCGTCATCGGTCTGGCTGTGGACGAGTACATGAGGCTGCGTATGGGGCAGTTCGATGCTCTGGCCGAAGATCTGACGTATGACGGCGTACCCCGCGTCAAAACTCTCACTGGAAAGTACACTTACGATACAGAGCTTCAAAAGCGGTGCAGCAACATCAAAAATTTGTTTGAGACTGCCTACAAAATGGCTTTCCCGCCGCGTGGCTACCGTGGACGGCAGCACGATTCATGGGGAACGTGTATCGACATTGTACACGCCATCGAGCACCAGCAGTGGTTGGATGCACCAGAGGATAAAAAAGAGGCACCCGGCACCACATATCGCTCTCATGGGCCTGTCCCTCTGGGCCGGGAACCGTACCCGAAAATCGAGAGGGTGGACGAATGAACTGTATGTCTTGTGCGCATTACATTCCTCTCGACCCGCCCATCTGGCGCATCGATTCGCACGGCCAGACCTACAAGGTGCCGGGATTGTGCAAAATTGGAGCGGACCACATAATTTCTGGGATTCCTGTCTATCTTCCAACGGCAAAATGTGATAAAATAACAGAAGCACCGTTGCAAAACGGCAGCTGAATTATGACGGAGGTAGGCTGTGACACTACAGGAATTGTCCAAGTATTATGATATTCAGATGACCCTTGAAAAAGACCGTGAGGCCTTGGAGAATCTTCGGCAGAAAATCAATCCTGCCTCCCCACAGCTGACGGGTATGCCACATACGCCCGGTGTTCGGGACAAGGTGGCGGATCTGGCTGTGGAACTGGCTGACATGGATGAACGTGTCCGCTGGTTAGAGGAACAGGCAGCGGAAGAAAAGCCCAAGGTCGAGGCGTACTGCAAGAGCATCATGGATGCCCGGCTTTATCTGATCTTCCGGCTGCGATTTGTCCGCTGCTACTCGTGGGCAGAAGTTGCCGGAGCACTCGGAAAGTGTTACACGGAAGCCGGGGTCAGCCGGATGGCCTACAACTACCTCGAATCACATTGACCGATAAGCCCTGCATTTGCGGGGCTTTTTATTTTTGCCCGAAAACTCAAATTCAACCTCAAATTTTCATAAAATACGGCCAAATATAGAAATAAGTTTTACATTTTGGCTGCCAAAAGTTAAATTCAAACTGAAAATATCAAAAATCAATGCAGATTGTTTCACACGGTGATGGACGGTGCAGGACGGTTTCACACGGCGTGTAATGCCGTGCAATAAACAAGAACGACCAGCAACGAAGAAGAACGGAAATCAACGAGCAGCAACGACCAGCAACGCTTTGATATGGATTCAGATGACAACGGATGCTCCCGGTGATATGATTAGGATGCAAAATCCGAATCAAGCCAAGCGGTGCCCGCCAGAAATGGCGGGTGCCGCTATTTTTATACCTGAAAGGAGGATTCCGAGCCGCACGCTGCTCTCCTTTGCGTGTGGCATTACCGCAGCACCCCGAAAAGCTGAGGTGCTGCAAGCTGGACATTTCGCCGTGCCCAGCCGCAAAGAAGGAGATTTTTCCATGTATCAGAAAATCAAGGAGAAATTCAAGGCAAGTCCCACTATTTTCTACGCCTGCTCCATCGTTGCATCGTGGGCAGGAGTAGGCAGCTTGATGAACTTCCGCACCATTGCATTGCGATACGGAGCAGTTCCGGCAATCATCTGGGCGGTGTTCAATTCTCTGGCATGTATCACGTTCGGTTTGTTCGCTGACCGCGTTCCGTCCATTCGGCGCATCATGCAGAGCAAGGTGATGTTCTACTTCATCGGTCTGCTGACGCTGTTTCAGACGTGGACGCAGATGAGCGGCATCTACGAGATCTTTGGCGATACACCCATTGGAACCAAGGGCGGCATGATTATCGTGTACGTCACCTGCGTGGCGTTCCTGATTATGTTGCTCAAAGATGGCATGATTCGCAACGTGCTGTCCGATGGCTTTTCATGGGTGGTCGTTTATGGCCTGTTGGCTGTAGTAGTGGCTGCTGCTCTGGTGTACACTGGCGGCACGTTCGCTGTCATCGACCCCGGTGTAAACGCCGCTGGTATTAAGGCGGGCGTGTACAACGGCTTACTTCTGCTGCCCGGCCCATTTGCTTGTCCGTATTACTATTCGCTGTTTGAGTACAACGATGAAAATACGGACGGCACCAAGCGCGGCAACATGAAAAAGGCCTTCGTGCTGGCGGGCGTGATGTTTGGCATCTACATGGTGCTGGCTGCGCTGCTCACGTGGGTGCGCTTCAGCCCGGTGCTGAACGTAATGAAAGCTATTTTGATTACGGTCATCGCCATTTCCTCGCTGTCTACCTATCTCTACTGCGAATATCTGGTCTTCGGCAAGAAGTTTGGCTTCGCACTGGATGTTCTCACCGTGGCCTCGTGGCAGATCCTGATTCCGCTTGGCGTTATGGGCATCTGGCAGCTGATGAGCACGATCCGCATCTACGTTGTCGTAGCCGCCGTCCTGTTCTCCATCGTTCTGGACCTCGTTTCTGACAGGAAGGAGGCCGCACGATGAACATCACGGTAAAGAAGCTGGCAGAGCTGCATAAGCCTACCCACAACATCCGCCGGCACTCCGACAAGCAAATCACCGAGTACATCCGCAGCATTGAGATGTTCGGTCAGGTGAAGCCGCTGGTCGTTGCCGAGGATGGTGAAATCATTGCCGGCAACGGTCTGTACGAAGCCCTGCTCCGCATGGGTCGGGAAACCTGCGACTGTTATGTGATGGTCGGGCTGACCGATGTGCAGAAGAAAAAGCTGATGATGGCCGACAACAAGGTCTATGAACTCGGATTTACCGATGTGGATGCCATCGAAGAACTGGTCAAGGAACTGGACGGCGATGTGGACGTTCCGGGCTGGGATGCTGACCTGCTGGAAATGCTGAACAGCACTACGGATGAAGCTGATGAAGTAATCAGCTCCTACGGCGATTTCCCGGAAAACGAGATCGCACCCATCAGCCGCCATCAGGCAGAGGAACACGTTCCGTATGCCGAAACACCGACCTACCCGGTGGCTCCCACCCCGCAGCCTGCTCCTGCCGTCTCCGCTGCCCCGCAGCAGCCCTCCCCGGTGCTGGAGGTGTCTACACCTACCGAACCGCAAACCGCTGCTCCGGCGGCTCCCAGCGGCACAGAACAGCACAGGTGCATCCGCTGCCCGAAGTGTGGTGAACTGATATGCCTGTGAAAGTAGTGGAAAGCAGCATGAACGTGCTGCAGGCGGCGAAGATCCGTATCCGCAATGTGTTCGCAAACGGCTGCAAAATCTATCTGTCGTTTTCCTCCGGCAAGGACAGCCTGTGCATGGCCAACCTCGTGTATGAGATGATTCTCTCCGGCGAACTCGACCCCAAGCAGCTGACGGTGACGTTCATTGACGAAGAAGGGCTTTACCCCTCCATGGTCGATGCAGCACACCGCTGGCGGCGCAACTTCCTGTCGGTCGGCGCGAAATTCTTATGGTTTTGCTTGCCGTTCAAGCAGGTGTGCGTGATAGACCACCTTTCCGCGTCAGAATCGTGGATAACATGGGAGCCGGGCAAAGAAGATGTATGGATGCGTACCCCGCCCGATTTTGCCATCAGGTACAGCCCATGGTAGATAGCAATTTGCAGCGTGAGCATATTCTGCCCAGCGAGAGAGCGTTTGCGTACAAAATGAAGTTGGATGCCATGAAAAATCAAGGTACAAGGTCAGATTTAACTTCGACACAAGTTGTGTCGAAGTTGCGGAGCAATGAAAAGCTGGGCGCAGAGAATAATCAAAGTCGTGAGACTGTTCGACGTTTCATCCGTCTGACCAACCTTATTCCAGAACTGCTGGACATGGTGGATAACAAAACCGTGTCCTTCAATCCTGCTGTGGAGCTTTCCTATCTTTCTCCTGAACAACAGCAGGAAGTGATCCGGGCAATGGATGATACCCAGAACTTTCCTTCTGTCTCACAAGCAAAGCGTATCAAGAAGCTGGCTCAGGATGGAACTTTTACAACGGAGACTGTCGTTGCCATTATGGGCGAGGAGAAAAAGAGCGAGCTTGATACGGTGACCATCAAAAATGACACCCTGAGAAAATACTTTCCCCGCAGCTATACGCCCAAACAGATGGAAGATACCATCATCAAGCTGCTGGAGCAGTGGCAGAAAAAGCGTCAGCACAGTGAAGAACG